ATGTCTGGAATATTAAATGTATTTGATCCATCTCCAACTCCATATGTTGTCCCAATCACTGCATAAAGGGCCGAATAAGTCGTCCTTGAGATTGCTGAACCGTCACAGACAAGCCAAGTTCCTCCATTGGTTGTTGCTGTTGGAGCAGTGCTTTTTGTGTACATCTGGACAGACCCTAGAGGGATTGCAAGTGCAAGCAATTCTGTTAATTTATCGAGTGCAACATTCAGGGTTCCTCCCCATGAGTTCCTGTACCCCCCTACGGTTGGTTTTTCTACTGCAAAATCAGTCGTGGTTGCCATATTAATCTACAATTTGTGTTGTCCATGTTGTTGAATCTACGAGTTGGGAATCCCATGCTATATGACCTGACGCAGAAACGATGGATTGATTTGTTGATGTCTCAAAACCTGCCCAGATCATGTTGGGGTGTGTTTTTAAATTTGTGACACCTTGCATCAAAGTGTTACCTCCTAAAAATATTCCCCCAAAGTTCTTTACAACTGATAATGAGTCAATATGTGTGTGCGTTGCCATCCATTCTGCAACTCCAAAGGTTTTTACAGTAGCACTGGCATCCATATCTGAATTTCCCAGCATTACACCTTTTCCGTAAGTCCCCTGACTGAATATTGCAGACCCAAATCCTTCCATCAGTCGAGTTCTATTTTCACAGTTGAGGCATTAAACTTAAAAATATCACCATCATTGACTATTTTTGTGGTGCTGGTCGAAAAGTCAGATTGTTGAAGGTTCTGGTATGCAACCAGATTCCCTGATGTCAGGGCATCATAGATACCTACCCATCCGATTGTACCCCAGTCAGTCGTTGCAGTGGGGAACGTGATAGCCGATGTATTTACTGCCAATGCAGTTCCTCCACCAGTTATCGTGAATGCAATCACCTGTCTTGCATATGATCCCCCAGAAACCTCTGTCCCTCCTGCCGAATCTGAAGGTGCGGCAGTTAATAATCCGACATACCAGTTTGTTGGTTTTGTATATGAAGTTGACCCGAAAACGTGATTCCAGATTTTGTCTTCAAGGTAGTTTGTTAGTCCAGCCATATTTTATCCTATTGGAGAGAAAGCGATTGAGGGAGTCGTACCTGAGAAGGACGCTTTATCATCGCTCGTTGTTATTTGTTGAATGATCTGCTGGTATCTCCCAGACCAGATATTAATACGTTCATCGTGACCTAAATACACTGGACTCTGCAAAAGAGTTCCATAGATGTATGCGTCTGGATGTGTTTCCAGTAGCCAGTTTGTTGTAAATTCAGTTGCTTCAGTACCAAGTTGCGGTATCTTCTGGTAATACACTATTTCAAGTGTATATTCCGTATCTGGAACTGGCGCAAATTCCAGATTGTTCTGCACAACTGAGTAATACAATGGTTTCCCAGTTGAGTCCCCTGACCTGTGAAGATCAAGGTTATGGAGATTCCGATACTCAAGCGGAGTTATCGGGTCAGTAACCAGTTCAATATTCCGCATTCCAAGAAAATCATCAGGCAGTTTTACAAACTGAGTTGAAAGAGGTGCGCGAGTCCTGACACTCATTTCACGCACCCTAAGGAGTCGGTTAAACTCTGCTTCTGCCATCCTTATCCAGTCCTTTATAATATCGGTCAAGTCTGAACGGTTCAGGAAGTCTGCAACAACCACCTGTAAATCACTGTAATTAGCTAATGCCATAGTTCTCCATGATGCAGGGACTTAACTTCCTTCGATAATTCGTGATCAATAACACAGGGTATCTCTTTCTCTCTGCACTTCTCCCAAAATGGAATATAATCTTCTGCAAATGCAGGGGTGTTCCCAACCTGCTCATATTTAAAGAATGGGAGGTCAATACAGTCAAATAACGGCATATTAAACAAGACCATGCCCAAAGCCACTCCATCCACTTCCTCTGTCTCAGGTAGTTTTTCATCTGGTATTATTGTTCCTGCTCCCCTGTATGCTGAAAATTCTTTTCTTGCATAATCTTTCAAGTAATTAACTCCTACTGCTCCCCTACCCCTCATCAGTAAACGGTGTACGGAGTCTGGAGGGAACGTCAGTTCAGGTGAAAGCATAAGCACATGAGTAGCGTCCCAACCGATTGCATCACCAATTAACCTGTGCCTGACTTCTGGGAGTATTGATCCATGAGTTGTAAATACTCTTATTTCGTGTTCTCCATCAAAGTCCGACTGCTGGAAATGTGCAGTCATATTTGATAAACATTCTGTAAACTTGCTTGGGTATGAAGTTGTCGTTGATGCAACACATACCGCTACTTTTAAAGTGTGCTTGGGTGTGTCCTGAATGCTTGATTCGCATGGTCGTTTGCCCACTTCTTCCAGTCTTTTTTTGACCATTTTTCTCTCAATGATTGGTCTAAAACAAATTTTGGGATTATTGCAACGTGGCGCAAATCCTTTGACGGTTCAAGATATGACATATCCTTTGCCACCCTAATAAGAGGCTCAACGTCCTCCTTGTGCTCTATTGTAAAGGTCTTATCGTGCTGGTCGTAGGAGAATATTTCCTGATTCCCCTGCGACCAGTCGAGGAGCACCTTACGAGAAGGTGAGAGCATATTAACTTGTAGTTAAATCAGCTACGATTCCGCTTGCCGCTTGGTTCTTTGCGATAAGCGTAAATTCCACCAAAAGGGCGCGTTTGATTGCGTCTCCGGTTTTCGCTACCTCTTCCTGTTTGAAGTCACGATAATATGCAGTGCTCCAAAATTCAGGATCAATAACAAATGCCGCTTTTTCCCTTTGGAAACGATTTGGGATAACCTTTAATTCCCCAAAGTCGCTGGCATAAAGGTGTGCGGCGGGAATTGCGTCTTTTGCAATGTTCTGGCGAGCAGTTGACCTACCAGCAAAACCAGATACAACCCCTTTATTAAATGGGCCAACCATCAGAACTGATGGATCACCACCTGAGGAGTATGTGGACTGGATTACTGCTTTCAACAGTGTTTCAGTCATTGCGCGAGCAGTACCAGCATCAACTGGGGCCGCTCCACCACCTGCACCAGAACCAGCAGGAGAGCCTGAACCGCGAGAAACATTAGTGGAAATCCAAGTTTCCATTCCACCAAGTTTTCTTGCTGTACTTGCATTACCTGCGGCTTTTGCCACATTGCCTGTCAACGCTTTTTCCATATCGCGCTTGAGGGCTTTTGAGGATTTCGCAAGCTGGAGGGCCATTTCTGAATCTCGGCCTGCATTATTACCTGCCTGCTGAGAGCCGGAAACAACGACTGTCTTGCGAGAGATTTGTGTGTAGTTACCCAGTCTTACAGTCGGAGTAACTGCGGTGAAGGCATATTCATCTCCTTCCACCTGTGCATTCGCGGCGGCGGCATCTAGTGCATCTGTCTGCCACTCCGCTAAAGTATTAGTTGCTTTGCTTCGACCAATCATGGACATGAAAGGCACATCAGTAGGACTGATATTGTAAATTGTATTACTCAAGTCCTCTCTGCGACCTATAGCCTGATAAGTCTGAAAAGTATTCGCTACAATAGCCATTTTATCCTTTTATATTAGTTAGTTACGAATCATATTGTAAAAGACACTAGCCGCATCTTCGACACGACCAGATTTCCTTAGTTTATCCGATGCTTTCTTAGACTTCACATTACTAAGGTCTACCGACTGTGAACCTGCTTTCATGCTACCGCGCTTAACTGGTTTCAAAGTTCCACGTTTCTGGGATAACTGATCGTAGAGCATTGCCTTACGCATTGTTGCGACTGCACGAGAATCGTATGCCTTTTCCAATTCTTCATCAGAAAAACCAATACTTTTCCCATACTCTATGATTAATTTCTTCTCCTGACTTGCAACTTTGTCATCCTTCCACTCAGGGATCAACTCATCTAGGTTTTTCCTCTGTGTAGCAAGGTAGTTATCAAAGTTCGATTGTCTCTCTGCTTCCTCCTGCGCTTTTAGTTGCTGTAACTGCTGTTCACGCATTTGGTTCTGCATTTGAGACTCACGCAACTCGTCACGCTCCAGCATAAACTGCATGGGGTCACTGTCTTTTAATTCCTGCCAGTATTGGGAGTCTTTTTCCTGCGTTTGAGATTGTGAGGACTGTGCAGACTCAAGTATTTGAATCGCCTGCTGGCGCATTTGACTTGCTTCTGCTTTCTCATTCTCAAAATTTTTGCGTTCTTCTGCAAGAGACTGAGATTTCTTTGTATATGAAGAATGACGAGAGTAGCCGGAGATTAATTCATCCAGTGGGACTTCTAGATCCTCACCATCCGAGCGCACTTTGTAAAGTTGTTGCTCTGGTTCTGCTTCTGCATCTTGTTCTTCATATTCTTCTTCCTGCACATCTTCAGAGTCTTCATCTTCGGACTCTTCGGGGTCTGTTTCGGGTTCTTCTTCTAATGATTCTTCACCATTTTCGGAGGCCAGTTCTTTTCCCCAGAATGCGGCGGCTTCATCGAGTTCAGTTCCGGTTTTTGGAATATTGCCATCGAGTACTTCCTGCTCTGCCATTTTTACTTTCTAAGATTCTCAGGACACCAGACTTGCTCCAAGATGGAATGTCCAGTCTCCTCAAAATCTAATTATTTTGTTTTGCGATCTTTCCGCTATTAATCATGGACTCCAACTCCAGCCTGATTTCTGACAAGACCTTGAGCGAAACATAACACTGCTCACGTTTCTTTTCATCATCAGCACTGGAAGAAATCCATGCGTTTATATACTTATCCTCCAAATTCTCATATGCTTCAGAAAATATTGGAGACTGTAAAAAATCTTCTGCGCTATTTCCTTGAGATATTATCTCTTCCGCAGTCTTTTGTTTTTGTTCCTTCCTTTTCTTTCCCATCTCTCATTAATTTCTTTTTCTGCCTGATCCACATATGCTTAGTAACCTGAATATCCTCCCACTCGTCAGGCATCAACTGGGCATCTGTTCAGGTGGAAATTCACTCATTGGAGGCCCAACCTGTTCAGGACTCATGTCCTGCGGAGGCATAGGAGGACTTGCCTGCTGTTGGGCCATCTGGCTCATCTGCTGAATACGCTCCGCCTCCAGTTTCAACTGTTCGCGGTCACGCTCCATCCTTCCCTTTATTTCTGTCTGGTCAATAGTTGTCTTGTACTTGTTCTCCATCTCCTGAGTCTTCAACTCCAAGTCAGACTCAAGTTTATCTCTTTCTAAATCATCCTCCCTGATCATCTTTTCCTGATCAAGTGCAAATTTCTGCCTGTCAAGTTCAATATCTGCACGAACCTTATCTGCCTGCGCCTGTGCAAAAATCTCATCTGCTGTAGGTTCAGGTGGTTCGGGAGGCGGCGCTTGGAAGTCCTTTGGATCACTCCAGAAATTAGGCACATCCTTGAATCCAGATAATTCCGTCATCTTTGAAAGCGTATGGTGGTACTGCTCCATCGTTACAAGCGGATTAACTGGCCCCTGAGTCTCAAGAATCTTCTCCTGCTTCTGTGCAAGACCTGCAAGCATCACCATTCTCTCTTCAGTCGATCCAAGACCCAGTGCAACATTAACACTAACATCCATCCCTGCATCCCATGCCCTTGGGTCAACTGGAACCCATTGATTCCTAAGACGAACCATCCTTGCCTTGTCCTGATGGGAA